CTGCGAGTATAACTTCGACTGCTTTCCTTTTGCCCCTAAACGCGACTTCGACTTCGCGTCCGTTTCGTTTGACGTAGTACATTGTCTTGTAATGGTTTGTACAGGGTAGCCTCCCATAATTACTCTATGATATACCAGTCTTCGGAGAGCATATCCGTTTGCGAAGCAAGCCAACCACTGAGGACAATCATTCCCGACACAATTTGCAGATTCATCCCCTTATTCCAATCAGCGCGTGCAACGCGCTTGCCAAGCTTCATGGCTTCGATGGCCGCTCCGAACGTAATCCCCTCCACTAGCCGATACGCCCTCTCAAAAACCTCCTTAGGACTCCAAGAGATGTAGCCATCGAAGTCGGAGTGGTTTGGCGTTCCGCCATCCGTATATTCGACGAGATAGCCCTCTTTTGCCGGATTCCCGTCTGGCAGCGTCGTCCAACCGCGCAGGTCGTTGTACTCACCAAGCGTCATTGGCTTGGCGTTAATAATTTTGGTGCCGATGTATGTATTCATGTTTTTTGGCCGTCTCTCCGGCCTGTCACACCACTCTTATGCGTCGCCATCGGCATTACCCGTGACCGCGAGCGGCAGGTGTCGCAAGGTTTGTTACGCGAGGGCAGGTTCGGGTTTCGCTGTCGTAACTTCCTCAACGAAAGCGTTTACCTGCGCGACGAGTTGTGCGTCGATGTGCGTTTCGGCGAGCTTCTTGAGCAGCGTAACTGCCTGAGCGAGACGCGCTTTCGGCCCTTTGCGAACAGCTTTCCGACCTTTCGGCGCGAGCAACTCACAAGCCTTTTCAAAACCGAGCGCGTGCAGTCGCGTCCAGTTTGAAACAGTCACGCCGGAGATTCCGTACTTTTGTGCAATCTCGGAGATGGTTGCTGTTTTCCTTGCTTCAGCGACGGACTCAACTTTCGCCCACCGCTCCTGTAGTTTTTCGATTCTGGTCATATATTTATGTCGTCAGTTGACGAGCACTGCTTATGCACTGTAGCGCACCGTGAGTCAACACGCTAATCGCTGAAGTCCACGAAGATGTTTGATTCATCGATGACGGAGCGATGCACAAAACGCTCTGTCTGAGGCTTTTCTTTAAGCATCCTCTGCTCGACTCCAAATCGATGCCGGACGAGATAAACCAACAGAGATAGCGAATCGAGCGCGTCGGGCGATGGTCTGCGTGTTCTTTTGCAGTACTCCTCCTTGCTTTCTACGCGGACAAGCCCAAGCCCCTTTTGTTTGTATCTGCGTGCAGTTGCCTGACTTACAAGGTCGGCGGAAATGTGACCGTGCCGGATTTTGAGGTACTCGAACTCGACCCAGCGTGCGACGCCGAAGACAAGCTCCGTGACAACTCCGTTGTAAAGCTCTGATGCCGAGCGACTATCGTCGGCGAAGATTGGTATGTCGGAAGCCGCGCTGCTGAAGTTCAGCCCCATTGTGTCCTCGCCGAATCGCGAGCAGAGCACGTCGTGGATTCCGGCCCCGTTGCCAGTGCGGTCAACGATGAGGCCGGATGGCGCGATTTTCATCTCGCGACAAAAGGCAGCGATTGCCTCGGCCTGTTCGAGCGTCGGCTTTTTCGGGAAGGGCATCTGCGCGTCGAGTTGCAGCACGTTGCGCGGCCCATCCGGAAACTCTTTGAACGTGCCATCCAGCCCCTTCCAGCCGTCCGAAAGCCCGTAACGACCGTGGGAACACATAACCTTGTCGTTGCCCTCCAGAGCCAAATCGAACGCCGCCAGCGGGACGACAGGGCCGATGAACCGCACGATGCCCATCGCCTTGTCCATGAGGTTTGGGCCGATGATTGCCATCGCCGCGCCCTCCTCCGGAAACCAGCCTCGAGCCATCGTCATCGCCTCAGCAGTGTGTCCCCGCTTCATGTACGACATAAAGCCCTCGTAAGTCTGTAGACCGTGGTGGATTATGCGCCTCTCGACTACGTTTTCGCAACGTGCAGCATCAAGGCGCAGGACGTGGAATCCCATGCCGGACTCCCACTCCCAGTCCTCCTCACAATCGACGCTCCCCCAGCCCCGCTCCGGCTCGCAGCGTTGGCCGAAGTCGGAGGTTCGGTCTTTGGGATTGCTCGCGGCGAAGATTTTGACGCGGTTTCGGTCGTGCTTTAAATCGACCGTGGAGAGGATGTTGTTGATGCCCTCCCAGACTCCCGCCGGAATCTCCTCAGCCTCATCGAGGACGACGTGGGTGCGGCTCAAACGCCCCCAGCGCGGATGCTCCGGCCCAGACCTCGGCGACGGATGGAACCCACGCAGCGTACCGTGCCCGCTCTCGCCCCTTGGGATTGCGACAAGGTGGATGCCTTGCTTGCTGTCTGCCGTGACCTGCAACGACCCTTGCAGGTCGTCCGCAACCTCGGTCAGCGGGCGCACCAACGCGCTCCGGTGAAAGTTGCGGATGGACGCGAATATGTTGCGCTCCGCGTGCTCCCGCGTCAGCGAGACGACCTTGATTGCTGTCCACGCAGGGTCTCGATACCAGTCGAGGTAAAACCATGCTCCGGCCCCATACGATTTGCCCATCGCTCCCGCCCCCTGAATGAGGAGCTTGTCGTGCTCAAACAGGCAACGCCAAGTCTCGCGAGATGAGAGCGGAGTCCAGTCGTATGCGCTTGAACCCCAAAGGATTGTGGCAGCAGCCTCAAACTGGTCGTTGTTGAGCAGTGCCATAACGTACTGCCGCACAACGTCTTCGGCTTGTTCAAGCGTCAGTCTCCTTTGTCCTCGGAGCGTCGAGAAGTTCTGCAGGATGATTCCGGCAGCGTGAAGGATGCCGGACTCCTCATCGGCCTCAGCAGCAGCACGGATGCGTTCGGCAGCGGCCAGTGCGCGTTGGACGGGCGTTATCAATTGAGGAACAGCGGGGTTTGTGGCCCAACGTAGGCTTGGAACGTGTTGAATTCCAGATACTCAACGGCTTCGTCCCAGTCCATGCCTCGCTCGACAAGGCACTCGATGCAAAGCAGCTTGCTGTACACTGCGCGAGGGGGCGGGCCGATGATTGGGTCTCCGTCGAGCCAGCCAACGAATGCCCCGTCGAGTCCGTCCGCGAGCAACAACTCGACTTCCGCGTCTTTGCAAAGCCGTTCAATCTCTTCGCGAGTCATTTTATGCATATGCAAGAAACTCAAGTCCAGTGCCTTGGATGGATGGCAGCTTGCCGTCCGGCCCGTAGATGCCCGCTCCGGCGGGGATGATTTTGTCGGGAGGCTGCGCTGAACCCATCGTCCCTGTGGGGCCGGAGCGCGGCAGCGTTTTGGGGGCGAGCACTGCAAGTCCGGCAGGAGCTTGAATACCAGTGTATTTTGCTATCAGGTTGATTTCCATAAAGTTGGTGGGATTGGCGGGAATCGAACCCGCGACCAAGCGATTATGAGTCGCACGCTCTAACCTCTGAGCTACAATCCCTTAAGTTTTTGGCGTCGCCATCACCTCGGTCAGGCTCGGCGTTCCGGAGCGCGGCTCGACCTTGTACATGGACAAGTCCATCGGTGCCTTTGCGCTTCCCGAAATGACCTTTGGCTCAACGATTTCCGCTTCGAGCCACTCCTTCGGCGGGCGACTGTTGCGACCGTAGAGTTCAAAGGTGAGGTTGAGTTTCTCGTTCTCGACTTGGAGCTTCTCCGGCGCGAATTCGCCAGCGAGCTTGGCGTCGGCGAGGAGCGCGGCGAGTCGGTCGAAGGTCGCCTCAACCGTGCCATCGCCCTTCCGGACGATTTTGGTAGGTACGCTTCCCTCAGCCATTTGCCGGAGCAGGTCGCGCTTCTCGTCGATTGCCATGAGCGACCGACAGTTGACCTCCTCGCGTATTTGCTGAATGCGTTCGCGAATCTCAATTCGCTTTGCAAGTTTGCATCCGTTGACGCGGGCAGTTGTCGCTTTGACGTGAGGCTGCACGCGTAGATATGCAGCTTGCTGGTCTAGCCCTTCAGCAATGCCCCAAGCGAATCTTTCGTGGAGTCTGTTAGTCAATCGGCCCACGTTAGTCGGTTGCGATTAGTTTTGCGAATGTCGTAAGTCACTTGTCTTGTGCAATCTATGTATACTCAGGGGAATGAGCTTGACATTTCAGGCTCATCCCCCCTTGTATAATCCCCCCTGTGGGTCTTTTACTCAGGCTGCGAATCTACATCGCATGAAGCATCAGCAGAGCATGAGGATTGAACATCGCACGATGGCTCGCTCGAATCTGCTGCTTTCTGTTGCTCCTTAATGATGGCATTCTCAATCGCCATCATTCGCGTCGTGAGGATTGCGCTCAAGAGCGGTGCGTCGTTCTCTGGCTTCTCGTCGATTCGCTCAACTGCCTCATCGAACGAGTTTTCCAGACTAATCCATGCGCCGGAGTCGATGTGGACAATGATGGTCTTCTTCTCCTCGGTGAAATCGCCAACGATGAGAAAGTACCGAATCTTGCGACGAGTGTTCGATGCGAACACTTTATCGAGGATGTCGAGCTTACTTTCGTGGGGCTTACTTGCAAACGCTTCAGGCTGCGATGCTTCCGTTATTAGTGTATCTTGTTCTTCCATTATCTTTTGATTTTGAACAGCTTACAAAGCTGCTTTCTGTGTTCTGCTTTGATTCCGAGAGATGTTGGGCGCGACCCATCCCGTGAGATTGCGAACTCAACAGGCACTTCGTGCTGGTTGAGAAACTCAATTGCCTCATGGTCAGGGTTTTCCACCTTCGTCCCCTCGAAATGCATTGTAAGTGTCTTGCCGCGATTGATATATGCGAGCTTGACCCTATCCGCTCTTTTTGCCGTTGATGGGAGGTATCGGACTTCTACCTCGTCAAGGAACAATGTGTCCATATTCGTGTTCTATCGTTTGATTTTTTTATGACAAGTTTTTTTGTTTACAACAGCGGAATCTGGTTCGGGTCAACTGGGGGTGACTTATGCAAACTGATTTGCTGCGCTATTTCTTTTTGCAATTTGCTTATTTCTAGCTGCTTATTCTCTATCTCGTCTTCGATTTCTGCCATCGCAATATCAAGCTCATTTAACTCCCACTGGAATGCTTTCAGTTCCTTCTTGAGCGATTCAAGTTTCTGCTCCTGAAGCGTAACGCACGCATCTTCAATGCAATGCGCCAGAATCCTTTCGTCACCAAAGACGTAAACCATTGCGCCAACGGCATCTGCGCGGCACTTGATGTGCGATGACTGCCTTGTCCAGTTGCCATGCTTCTCTCCATGCCGTTGCCCCCAAACGGGTTCAACGCATAGCACATTCGATTTCAAGTTTGATGATTGCATATTCCTCTGCGAATAATGACTTTACATGGTCTATCTCTTCTTGAGTCATATAAAACTCAATGTTTTCCAGAATCCGGTTGGCTGCTTTCGCAATCTGAACCGTTTTTTTGTTTTGTTTCTTGCTCGTTTTCATTTTGGTAAAGGTGTGGGGCGCAGTCTCTTGATACGCACTTCCAGTCTCCGCATGGGCCAAACTCGTCGTGGTCAGCTTGCCACTCCATGAGGTCGCCGCACTTCACGCACTCCGGCCCATCGGTGTCTTCCGGCACATCTGCGAGCCATCTGTCGAGCCATCGAGGGTCAAAACTCACGGCTGCACCTCCTCCCACTTACCCAATGTGCGCAGAAACGCCTCTGCGCGTTGACGGGCGTTGGCTTTTGCACAGGATGGCTGAGTGTCACCTAAATGTACGCAATAAATATCCCACTCATCAAAGGTCAGCACCTTCTCCGCCTCGTGCATCGCGTTGAGGTCGGAGCAGTAGTCTGGCCACTCAGTAACCCAAACACTGCCTTTGCCATTTGTGCGCACAACTGGCTTGTTGTTCCACCCACACGCTTCGGCAATAGCGCGGTTGATTTGCTCGTCGGTCACGGCTGCACCTCCTCACATGTTGTTTCGACAAGACGAAAACGGAAACCAAACCTCTCAAGGTCTTCGCGCATCTCTTTCATAACCTTTATGCTTTCCTTTTCGTTTCTCCCATCACCCACCTCTCCCCAGTTCTCCCAAAAATCAGAATCTTCGTTCTCTCCCACATAGAAGTCTTCGGTGAATTCGATTGTGTATTTTTTGCTCACGGCTGCGCCCCCTTTGTTTTTGCTGTCGCTCACATCCACCACCCGCGTGTGAGGAGGTGGAGTTGCTGCGGTACAACCCGACATGGGCCGAATAAGGTGCGTCCAAACCTCGCTCACGGCTGCACCTCCTCATCTTTCACGAACGCCCCGCTCGCGGACATCTTGCCTGTTCGGTGTTTGATTGTGTTCCATGCCCTCGCATAGCAGTAATGCAGGTTCCAGCCGTTCATGGCGCACAGGTTTGTGAGACAAACTATCACATCGCCAATCGCGTCTACAGCATCATCGCAGTCACCCTTGATGATGGCATCGGCCAGCTCGCCCATTTCGCTAACCGCCTTCAATGTCTGCGCTTTGGAGTCGGAATGCATAAGTATGCCCCGCGCATCAGCCCACGCGACGACCTGTTGCTCGATTTCTTCAATGCTCATGCCTGCACCTCCTTCTTAAGCTCGGCAATCAGCGCGTCGGCGACTTGGAGTGCAATCATTGCAACTATCTCTGGCCCTCCTGTTTGCTTCACCGGAAAATCGTGGACAATCCCCTGCATCGCCGCACGCGCCATCGAAATGCGTTCCCTCTTCCAATCAATCGGCAATGTGATAAATCCATGCGCCAGCGGAGGATTGATAGGCGACGACATACAATGCGGCTCATGGAATTGACCGCATACCTTGCAAGCAAATCGTCCGCTCATTTCGAGTCCTTCCTTTCTCCCTGAACCTTAACCATTTCAAGACGGTCGATTTCGCGTTGCAAATAACACCTCGCTTTGCGTAAGTCGATAACAGTGTCACCTTTAAGACCTGCCCGCCAAACGTATTTAATGACGTTCCCAAGGTTAAAGTTAAACCCCTCAGCCACATCGATACATTCAATTCCACTTGGGTGGAGGTTGTAGTGTTCGGGGTGGTCAACATCCCCGTGGGGTAATTCGTTATGTTTAATCATTGGTTTTTATTTGATTGTTAATGTTATACTGCTTTGTCCGAATGCTTTATAAGTTCCGCGATGAATGCCTCACTCGCCTCATCGTCGTCCAGTTGTGATTGGTCGCACTTGAACCGCTCTAAGTCGTTGCGGTTAAAGAAAATCTGCACCTCGAAACTGCCCGCTTTTGTTTTCTTGAAGAACATGATTTTCCCCTTTTCGATGATGGTTTCTTTCGGAACCTTGTAAAAGTCTGAGCCATTGACCTTTACAACGACATTCCGGAACAACGGCAACTTGAGCAGGTTGTAGTTGAACCCATACGAGTTGCTCTTGTGGTGGAGGTGTCGAAACGAGTCCCGCTCGACGTGAAGCGTTGAGCCAACAATCGTGCCAAGGTTGCGAGCAAAATTCTCGCTTGCTAACCGGAGCTTCACTTTGCCTTTTTCGACAACAAGTTCGTTGCCCTCGTCGTCCTGTTTTTTATATGTGTCCGCTGTATTCATACTACTTTGTTTCTTCGTCGCCGTTTTGGGGCTGTTCTGTTTGTTTTCGGGCCATATCGTTGAGCAGTGACTCCGCAAGGTCGAGAGCAGCGTCCTGTTGCTCCCTCGTCCCTGCCCCTGCAATGACGAGGTTGTGGAGTGCGCGGACGGTTGCGATTGCGACCGCTCGCATGGGCTGCTCGCCCTGCCACTCGGAGACTACGCGCCACTCCTCCGGCGAGAGGTAGCTCCCCCCTCGGATGGTTGCGCTTTTTGCCAGTGCTGCCAACGCTGCACCGCAGCCAGACCCCGCCTTTTGGGCGAGGTCGGACAGCGACGGGTTGTTGGCCCATATTTTGTTGATGATGGGCGTTTTATCCATTGATGAAGCTAGGGAGCCGCGCATAAAACGCGGCGATGAATGCGTCCTTGGCCTTGCGAGCACGGCCAATCCCAGCGGCCTTGGCGAGGTCTTTGGCTGCTGCCTCGACAACCCATCCGGCGGGGGCGCACCCGCGCTCGATGGCGTTTGCCAGTTCGGCGCAGCTTTTAGAGTCACGATGATAGGGGTTTGCGAGCGGATACCAGCGACCATTTTGCTCAACCTGAGTCACCAAAACCCGCACTGAGCGCAACTCAGCGAGCAACTCAGCGTGCTGCTCGGCGCGTGCAGCGGCCTCAGCAGCGGCCTCAGCGCGAGCCGGAGCGAGGAGGTTTGCGATTGTTTTAGCGGCGATGCCGTTTGCGCTGCGCTGCCCGCCAAAGTTGGTCTCGAACCAGAGGCAATACCGCTCGTCGGACGCGAGCACGTCTGCGATTTTTTGCCCCGCGTATTTTCCCGAAGTGAACACGCTGCTGTCAGCCTCGGCCTGTTGGCGTGCCCAACGAGCGGCCTCAGCAGCCTCCCTGCGCTCCTCCTTCGCTGCCTCAATCTCAGCGGGCGAGATACCAACCTTCTCGGCGCAGGTCTCGCCGATGACCTGCAGCTTTCCGCGAAAATCGCGGATGATGACGTTATGGGCGATGTCCCGCCCGCAGTGAGAGCAGAAGCCGATGCCTTCGACGCGGGGAGCGTCCGCGAGCGCGGCGTTGTATGCGTCGGGGTTAACTTCCGCGAGGCTCGCGGCGGGCCTTGACCAGAATCCGACTACCTGACTGTTGCTGAGTTGTTCGAGTGTGTACATTTTTTTGAGTAGTTGAGTTTCGCGGGCGACCGCGCCCGCTTGATATGAATATCGGCCAAAGTTGGCCGAAAGAAAAGTATTTTTGTTGGGAAACTTGTGTCATACGGAGCGAGGGGTTGCTATCCCCCTCGCCCTCTGCTGCTTATGCCTTTGCGGCTGCGTATGCTTTTCTCGCTCCCTCGTAAACCTCGGAGAGTTTTTCGAGCCTTTCTGCTCCGGCAATCAACTCGGCATTGCCGCTATTGCGAGCAATTCTCGCGAGCTTGGCAACGGAGTTCGATGTAAAGTACGGGATGTCAACGATTTCCGACTCTTTCGGCCAAACCGGAAGCCTTCCGTCCAAGTCGTAATTTTTTGCGGCAATCGCTACGCGCCAAAAGGCTTGTTGTTCATCGTACAAATGCCCATTGATAGTCTTTTCCAAGACCTTCTGGAAATGCTCCCCAAACTTGGATAGGTCGCGTTTCGCGAGTTTCACTGCCCCAGAGAGAGCACGGATACCAGTGCGGGTTGCCTTAGCCGATGCCTCGACTGCCTCAACCTCCCTAACTGTTTTCTGTGCGCTGGGTGCCCAGTTTGCAAGCCGAGGCTCCGCCCAAAAAATGTAGTTTTTACGCCCAGCTTGCTGACTCCGAGCCAGTTGCCATGCAGTGATTTTGGGGCATTTGTCCCAGCGGTTTTTAGCCGTGCTCTCAGGCCGAGGGGTTTCCACAAACTCGGCAACCTGCTTTTTGCATAGGGCCAAAACTTCCTCCGCGAAGGCTTTGCAAACCTCGAAGGGGAGTCTGCTTGAGCCTCTGCAAGTTCCCGCTTGGAAGCCATAGGCCAACGTGTAGCCGTGGTCGGCCAAACGATTCGTTTTTCTGTTCGCTTTTTGCAACGACCCACAAAGTTGGCAGGTGCCGTAGTGCGTTGCCCGATTATTATTGGTGCTATTGGTGCTCATTTTTTTAGGTAGGTTTTGGTTTCGCGGACAACTGCGTCCGCTTGATATGAATATCGGTCAACTCTCCTGAGTTTTAAAGTTTTTTTCTCAGGAAGTTGTGTCATACGGGGCGAGGGAGTTGTCCCCCGCCCCGCAACACGCTACCCGACAGATACTTCCTGCGCCTCCAATCGACGGGCGACCTCTTCGTCGTGGACTCGATTTGCCTCATCGGCCCACTGCCCGACAACCCCCCTGTCCGAGAATTTCGGTTTTGTGACCGCTAAACCGTTGACCTCCAACTTCGCAGCGCGTTTTGCGAATAGGAATGTCGGGTCGTCCGTGGACGGCTCAAGCGTAGCCGTAAAGCTCACGGGCGCACCGACCAACGAGGGGACGGGCAAGTCGGCAGGGAAAATCCCCTCAGTAACATCAAACGGGCATCCGAGCGCGACTTTTACATACACTTTGTGGCCGCTTTCCAGAGCGACAACCAGCGCGAGTTTTGCCTCGTCTCCGCCCCCGTAGAACGCCTTAACGCGGCGGAATTTAGCGGAGGCAACTGTGCCCTGCACTGATGCCTTGCCAGCGGCCAGCGGCGAGGATTTTACGCGCTCCAGAGCGGTAAGCCTCTCTGCGTGCCAGCGTATGAGGAACGCGACCTGTTTCTCGGAGGGGTTGCCGTACCGAGCGATTTTGTCGGCGATGTCTCCCGCGATGCCCGTCGTTTTGCGAGCGGCAGCGTATGCCTCAGCGAACCCAGCGTTTTGCTGGGCAATCTCAGCGATTTTCCGTTCGCGAGCAGCGTTTTCCCGTTGCCGCTTGCTCCGGCGGACAACTTCGATGGACGCGGATTCGACTGACTGCGCGTCATAACCGAGCGCGGTAAAACAATCGCGACCCACGCCAAAGAAGCGGTTGTTGGGCGCACCGACGACGCAAACGTAGGTGACTCGGTGCCCGCAACAGTCGCAATGCGTGCGGTCGTTAACGAAGCCAGTGCCCCACGGGTTGTAAAAACCGTGGGCCTCAAACCGCTCATATGCCTCGTCATCAATGATGTGGCTGACCTGCTCGGTCTCGCCGAGGATTCCGGTCTCAATGGTCGTGACCAGTGAGACGAATTGCAGGTCGCGGACATTGACCTGCTTGAATGCTGCTTGGATGGGATTGTTCATTTTTTTGGTAGGTTAGTGTTTTCGCGGGGCACTGCCCGCTTGCTAGGAATATCGGCTACCCGCCCCAAGAAGAAAAGTTTTTTTCACGCGAAGTTGTGTCATATCTCGCAACTCGCTTCTGCTCAATGGATTGCAGGAGAAAGTTTTTTGCATCGTCCTCGGACTCAAATCGAGTGTGCGTGTTTCCCGTGCCGTAAATGTGCGCGTGGTAAACCTTTGTCTTTCCCTCACTTACGCTGATTGTGCCCAGAGCGTAGCCATTTTTGAGGACTTCAATCACCTTTGCCCCGTTTTTAAAAGTTTTTTCCATTGCGCCTGTGTCATAAACCGTTAGAGTCCGGCTTTCATTGTTTGGGGACTAACTGCCCCCTCGCCCGAATGAGGTCGGGCGGGGGGGTTTTGCTTTTAAGCCTCAACCAGCCTCCTGTTGGCTGCAAACCACTGCTCATCAGCGGCTTTCTCGGACTCGCGCAGGAAGATGCACGAAAGCCAAGTGCGGTGCGACTCGACCCAAACGTCCGGCTGGCAGACGAATCCGCTCTCGCGGTATTCGATTGAGTGCGGCGGGAGGTCGTAACGGTTCACGGCTCGCTCGTATCCGCGCTCGTAAGCAGCACGGCTGAGGTCGCGATAGCATGATATGTAAACTCGCGAGACCTGCGTGCAGAGAACCCCGTCAGCGCGGAGCGAGGAGCCGATGATTTCCGGAGCGTACCCGTTTGAGCCGACAGTACCCTCGGAGTGCGCGACCGACGCGCTCCCGTCCGCGTAGAGCCATAAACTGTAGCTGTACGCAAGGTCGATGCTGCCATCAAACCCCGCCGTGCGATAGTCGTCGGCAATCCACCGCACCTCCTCCGCAGGAGGGCCGTCCTGCCACCGGACGCTGATTCCGCAGCCTTTGGAGCGGACGGAGAATTTGATGCCCCTGAAGGCTTTCTTGAGTGCGTTCCGGACTAATTTCGCGAGGTCGGCAGAATCCACCCACTCGCCCGTTGCTGCTTTTTCGTATGCTGTTTTGCTCATTTTTTTTGGTAGGTTGCGCCCCCCGCGAGGGGGGCTGTTGATGATTTTTGATGATGTTACCAGCCCAGTCCCCAACCTCCGAATCCCGCCCGCTCGTTGGCCTCCTCGGCTGCATACGCTGCCAGTCGTGCCTCAAGAGGAGCCGACTCCTCAACCTCGTCCCAACGGTCGAGGTCGATTACCCCCCGCCGGACGATGCGCTCGGCGAACCGGATGGCAGCAGCCTTTGCGTCGTGATTGACGTAATAAAACCCGCCGCAATCCGCATCCGCGTCGTACTCCGCGAACCGCGCCCCCTTCTGCACATAATCGCGCAGGACAAACCGACGACCGTTGATGACTGCGCCGATTTCAACGTCGAAGACGAAAAGCTCTTCGTCTTCACCCAGAACGCGATACAACTCACCTTCCAAGACTTCAATATTCGCTGCCGTGATTTTTACTTTGTTCATTTTTTTTAGTGGTTTGGTTTTGCTTCTCACGGGATAGCTCCCGCTTAAAAGGAATATCGGTCAACTCCGCTCAAAAGAAAAGTTTTTTTCTCAGGAAGTTGTGTCATACGACGCAATGCTTTGTTTTTCAGTTATTTGCGCCTCACGCGATTTGCATGAGGCGCAATGGGTGTGCCCCTACTCCTCCAACGAATCCAACAGGCTCCGGAGACCGTGGAGCGTGTTGCGGACTTCAGCGCGTTTCCGCGCAGCCTCGTCGCGTAGCTTCGCTGCAACTCTTTCAGCCTCAGCGATTATCGCAGCGTGTTGCCGTTGCGCGACTACACGGTCAGCGTCGATAATCCTCTGCGCGTTGACTTTACGCTGCTCGATGACAGCGTCGCAGTCGGCCAATCGCCTCCGGCACTCCGCGTCGGTCTCGGCGAGCGAAACCGTCGGGTAAATGTCCGAGCGGATGTTGCGCTCCACCTCGGCGTAAACCTGACTCAGCCAGCCCTTTAGGTAGCTGTCATCGTGGTAAGAGTCGATAAACTCTTGGAGTGCATCGAGTTCCTCGGCCTTGGTCGGACTCGGCCTGTCCAAAATGTCGCTGGGGTCAACATCATCCGCGTCAGCGGTTTCCAATTGGACGTTGTCCCAGCCGCACTGGAGCGCAAACTCCAATGCCGCTTTCTTTGTGGTAAACCATGCGGGTTCCTCGCCCGCGTTCGCTATGCTGTAGCCGTACAATTTTTTGCTCATTTTTTGGTTTGGTTGCGCCCCCCGAAGGGGGCAGTTTCTCGCGGACAACAGCGTCCGCTTAAAAGAGGTATCGGCTAGTCCCACTCAAAAGAAAAGTATTTTTCTCAGGAACTTGTGTCATAGCCAACAAGTCATTTTGTTTCAGTTGTTTGTGAGGTTGGAGCCAGTGTTTCACTGGTGGAAAATGTAACCACCGTTGCAGGGTCTCCCTGCACACCATGCTGGCCCCAAGGGGTTTACGCGCAACTCTTTGCCTGTTGCCCGAAGATGTAATACCGCTCGCTCAATAGCGAAAAATCGTTGGAAAGGCCAGCCTTCCGTATTTCCGCGTCCCATCCGGCCCACCAGTTTTTGAGCCGTGCGTAGAGTTTGACGTAAGCCGGATGACCGTAAACCCCCCAGTCTCCGCTCTTTAAATCATTGCTGACAAAGTAGTAGTCCAAGGAATCCAAAAACCTCCAGTAAGCCCCCTCTAGGTAGTAGTGCGCTGCCTCCACACTGCCGGAGTCGATGAGGTGCCTCAGCGAGGCGTTTAGCGCGTTCCGGCGTTTGATTGCACTGCGAAGAGCGAGTGTGTTTTTGAGTGTGTTCATTGTTGGGTGTGTGTGGGGGTTACTTTGTCGTGGCGTCCAAAGCGTCTACGCGCCATGCGTATACGATTCTACGCAAATCCGACCAAACATAGTTGTCGTAAATGACTCCGTCTTTGACGGTAAATGCATGGTCTCGCGTTTGGCAAAAATAGGTGCCCGTCGCGTAGTTTTTGAGGAATGCCCTCACAGTGCAATTCTCAGCGATTGAATACCTTATCGATAGTCGCTCGGACTTAACCTTCTTTTGTTTGACAACTCTGTTGAGTTGCAAGCCTCGAAGGCTCAACCACTTATTCAGTGCCTTGATGTTGAAGAAAATGCTAACTCCCTTTCCGGCTTTGCGACCAAGACCGCTCCAGAATGCGTGAGCTTCGGCGTAGCTTGCTCCGCTCGCAAAGGCCGTCGCTCGGACGACGCAGTCGTTTTTCTCGTCGCGGAATCCATCGGCTGCTCGGCCCCCATCGGACTTGAGCAGCGGGATTGCTGCCCTCCGCTCTTTCGGGGGCTTCGATTTGGAGAACCAGAATGCGAAGTCCTCAACGAGGAACCACTCGCGTTTGATTTTCCGGATGGTTGTGACTCCATTTTTCCTCGCGAGGCAGAACGTCCGTTGAGATACGTCCCACCACCAGTAAAGTTCTTTGTGCTCTATTAAAGCGTTGAACTTCTGAATGTTATCGAAGGTTTGTTCGACTTTTTGTTTGAAGGTAGCAACCTTCTCTTGAAGTGTAATTTCCATTTTTTTAGTAAGTTGCGCCCCCGCAAGGGGGGCTTGTTTGATTAGATGTTTTCGAGCAGCCTGTTAAGGAATGCGATGCGTTCATCGCTCGGCTCATGCTCTTGAATTTCGGTTGAGATTGCCCCGCGAATCCACTCGCGGACATTGTCCTGCACCCATTCCGCGAGACCTTCCGCATCCGGCTCCTCGTCCGATTGCCATGCCGACAACAGACCGTCTTGGTCAACGAGGCAAAGGTGCTGGGTTTCCCAACGATTGCCCTTCGGAATCCAGTCATACCCCTCTTCCGTAAGGCAGAGGTTGATTTGGGAGTGCCATGCGTTGGCGAGGATGCCCCTGATGAGGTCAGTTAAGTGTTTATGTGATGTGTTCATTTTTTTGGTAGGTTTGGTTTTGCTTCTCACGGGATGGCTCCCGCTTGAGATGACTCTCCCACAACGCTCCCGCTAAGAAAAGTATTTTTCTCAGGAAGTTGTGTCATAGCGGGTAATACGCTTGGATGCAGCCACTTGCGCCAGCCATATAAAAGCTCACGTCGCGCAGTTCGACTGTCTCGTCAATCCACTCGACATCGTTTCGCACGGGTATCGAGTGTTGCAACACGTTAATGCTGCGCGTTTTAGCGTTGTATTTGCACTTAAGCACGTCTCGCAGAGTGTGTTGCGCCAAAAAGTAGTGCTCGTCTTTCAAGTCGTCGTCGTTCCGCGCCCATATGCGAATCGTAAACTCTTCATTTCCAAAGTACTTACAGGTATGCACGCCGGATACGGTTCCATCCGGCTCAACGATATCGATGTAGTGATACAACTCTTTAGTGCCTACCAGCCTTGCACTTAGCTGCCTAAGAGCAGTAAAGAAGCTCGCGGCTTGCACGGTCGGGAACCGCTCTATGTCGCGGAGCGGAGCGTTGCGACCAGCTTTGAGGGCTTGCACCTCGCCCTCAGCCCATCCTCCAAGCTCTGCGAGCGACCAGTAGTACCCTCGACTCGGATGCTGCCAAGCTCGCAGCAGCCCCTTGTTGGTTTCTTCAATCGTCGCATTCATCGTCTTCATCCTCAGCGTTTTCCGCAACAGCGAACAAGTCGCCATCGTCCTGTACCAAGAACCATTTTATTCCCAACTCGTCGCAGTAGTACGCGCTGTCGAGCACATAACACCATGCTTCCCAGTAGTTTTCGTTGTCCGGCCCGTCGAGCAAAATCTGCTCGTCCTCTTTCGATACATTCCAAGAGTCTGCGATGAAACGCTTTGCAAACTGATACGGAATGTACACTCCATTTCTGCTGTCGATAAGCAGCTTTCTTTCAATGTTTTGTGTATTCATGTGTTTTGTTTTCAAATGCTTGTGTAAGCGCAAAGTCCGCTCCCACCGATGACGCGACCTGCTTCATCTCGAAGCAATTCGCCAACCGACACAACGTCCTGTCGTTTTGCCTGTTCCGCAACAAGTGCGGATACAACATAAAGGACTCCGGCTTCAGGTTCGGGTAGCCCGACGATTTCTCCAAACGTGGGGCGAGAGACGGGGAGGACAACTCCGTCGATGACAATGGGCGCGAGCGTCTCGCGGGTTACGGCTAGACGAGCGACCTGTCCGCTCGGCGGAATGTTTACCGCTCCGTTTTCGCCAAACAACGTAATGTGGTGTGGTGTAAGATTTTGAAGTTTCACGGTGTGTTTTTGATTTGAGTACTAGTCTCCGCAAATGGAATCTCCCGCGAGATATGCCTCCTGCGCCCAAGTGGACGCATCGCGCAACGGGTCGCCCGTCGGCGCGGAATACGCGCTTGCGGGAGGGCGAGAGACGGGAGTTGCAGGTGTTTCTTCCGCCGCCGCTTTTTTTGTGGCGTATGCCTCAGCCGAGGCAAGGAGGGCAAGCTGCTCTCCGCACGCAGCGAGGATGCGGGGGCTGAGGGGCACCCACGCATGGCGAGTGCGACCTGAGTCGCCAACACAGGCGACTAAAACGAGTCCATCCACGGACTCAAACCTCCCTAGCCAGTTGGGGGCGAGGAGCGGTCGAATGACCGCACCAATGATGCGGTCTAGGTCAGGCTCGACCTCGGCTCGGATGGCCAAGGGCAATCCAGCGGGGGCTTCCCAGCCCTCGGTAAGGTCGGCAGCGGTGGGACGGTATTCCCGCCCCTGAATGTCAAATATTGCAGTCACAGTTTTTGGTAGGTTGCGCCCCCCGTGAGGGGGGCTTTGTTTTGGTTAAGCGAACCGAATAACATCCTTTGCCGTTGCGGCGTAGAGCGAATCGAGCCGCTCCCAGCCCTCCTGACCGTCGTCGAAAACGATGCGGGCGAGGTCGCCATCAATCTGGAGTACCGTGCCGAGGTGCTCGTTGTACTCGTCGTCGGTATGGACGACGCGGACTCCGGATTCGATGATGCCACACTCAGCGAGGAGGAGGAGGAATCCCTCCAAGTCTTGCTCCTCCCAGAAGTTGTCTCCGTTCGTTTCCGCGTGCCTCACGCCAGTCACTGGATTCTTCCAGATGATAATGCGCTGGTCGCCCCCTTGCCCGTTGTTGGCAACCTCGATAGGAGGTGTCAACGCCCCTTCCGCCTCCCGCACTGCCGCTTCAAAGGTATCCTCCTCTCCCTCTCCGCATCGGTTTGCCCAGAGGTAAACCTCTCTGCCGGAGAATGATTTTGCAGTCCAGATGCTGGATATGCCGAGGGGGCGACCGTGGGTATCAACCCCGTGCTTGTATTGATAGTGCTTGCTCATTTTTTTGATTGGTTGGTTGTTGTCGCGGATGCTTCCGCTGAAAACGACTATGCCCCATGCCTCCCACAAAAAAAACATTTTTTATCAGGAAGTTGTGTCATAAAACACAACTCTCTGATTTTACGCTACTTGGCGTTGCGGTAATTGCGCTGTTCGAGCGTCAAAAACCCACCTGTTTCGAGGATTCGTGACTTCGACGAGGCTCCGAGCGCATCAGCAAACTCCGTTTTTGTTTGATTTGTAACAAACAAGGTATCCTTGAGTGATGCATATCTTTTGTCCACAACATGATACAAAAGCCTTCCAAACCACTCGCTTTCAGCGCGTTCGTGAGCTTCGTCGATGACCAAAAGCCTTGGGGCGCAGAACCTTCGGCAGACATCCCTCTCGGTTTCGCGGGCATTGGGGGAAAAGGTGCTCTTGAGGTCGAGGTAGAAGTCCATTGCTGTCGCATATAGCGCAGACTGAGGCTTTTGCGCGATGCAGCACGCTCGTATCAACTCGACTGCGAGTTGCGTCTTACCGCTCCCCCGTGGGCCGGACACAACGACGAGCATTCCTCGGTTGAGCATCCGCTTCAAGTTGTCAAACTTGGTAAGCCACTCATCTCCATCAAGTTCCGACCGCTCGCTATGCCTCAAGGGGACTTCAGCAGCGGCAAATAGCCGCTTGCCTTCCTTCATAACTGCCTCGCGCTCTTCGGTTAACTGCTCGTCAATGTGCTCTTGAGAGCGCGACCTGCCAATGCTCGCGACCATGCTCGCGATGACCTGTTCGACGTTGCTCACAGTTCGGGCAGTTCGTAATGGGTTTCAACGTGCTCGCGGGAGGCTCTAGCAGCCCGCTGGGAGGCTCCGGATGCGGCGGGTAGGGGTTTGGTCGCATCCTCGAAAAAAATGCCCTGCCAGCCCATCGCAATCGTCCGCCGGATGGCAGCGAGTGACTTCTCAAGTCCATGCCGCTCCATTGCCTTCCAAATCATTGACTCAGAGGACTTTGAGCGCAATGGCTTACGCATTTCCTTGCGATAGCTCAAGAACTCAAGCCATTGAGCGCGAAACTCTTCCGAGTCAAATCCTGCTGGCAAATCACTCCACGATGACAACGGGCCGACTGAATCCTTCCTGCCCCCCCGTGAGGGGGGTAAGGGGGGTTCTTCTCTTCTTAATTGTACTTGTAATTGTAATTGCATTGCCGAGCAGTCCACTGGCTCTTCAACAGCATCCGGCTGCACCGCATCGGGAGTGCCGTTGGAATGCAGTGGCACTGCCGTAGCATTGCCGTTGATTCGAGTGGCTGGTTCAGCGGCTTTCGCTGGCTTCTGCCACCGCTTTTCGGCGCGGGCCTTGAGACTGTCTCGCTTTTCGTAGTAGCGAGCGATTTCCTCGTCGGCTCTGGACGAGCGATAGCCGTCCGGCGTCGCATCAAAGAACTCGTCGAGGATGCCTTGGAGCGCGGCCTTTGACTCCGGAGTCCGGCAGCAAACAAGTCTCGCAAGTTTATCCAAATCAAGCGTCAAGGGCTTTTCGGAATCGTAGTAAATGTCCAGAAGCTCGCGATATATTGCTCGCTCGTCGAAAGTTAAGTGCCTTGTCGCAGAGTAAAAATCCGCGATGTGGAACATATAAAAAGTCATAATTGTCTGAGTTTCACTTCGATACACGGAAACTCGCCGGATGCCGCGTACCATTTTGAGACGCGCAACTCGCAAACCTGAGCGTCATCCGCCCAGAAGCCTCGCAACGCATCCTGTAGCCCTTTGGTAAGATTGTCGCAGTCGGGCCGCGCCGGACAATACTCTCGCTCTCCTTTCCTCATTCGCTTTGGTCGCGCCAACACAAATACCAGCTTGAGCGCGAGCGGCCCCGTGAGCGGCTCTTTCGGTCGGTAGGGAAGCGAATGCCACTCAATCGCTTGAGACCAACTCTGCACCTTCTGCTGCTTAAAAAATTTGATGCGACCCTTGACGACGGTGAGCCGTCGCCCACCAAACTGGGTGGACAACGGCTGCACAGGCAAGGTGAACTCGATTGTTTGCAACGGCTTAGAACGGGATGTCGTCGTCGTCGTCGCTCACCTGTTTTGCAGGTGCCTTGGGCCGAGCAGCTTCAGCCCGTGGACGGCTTTCCGCCTGAGCCTGAGCCGCTTTCGCCTGAGTCAATGCGACCGCTTTCTTCGAGAGCGATGCGATTAGGTTCGTCAACTCGTCCGAGGAAACCTTGGGTTGCCCGTTGATGTTGTTGAGCCACTTCACTTTTGCGTACTCTTTGCCGTTGTAGCTTTCTAGTTCAACGACGATGGAGCATTCGTGACCGACGATGATGGTGTCATCTCCCTCCTGCAACCGCTTGAGGAAATCCGCCGACACACCAAATGCGTTTCGGAATGTGTCCACCACGCGCTCCAGAGTTTTCTCCGTCAGGTAAAACTCAGCCACAATGTAGTGGTTCACCTGATTCCCATTGCACTCTTCATCAATCACTTGCAACGGCAAGCGCAGATATGGAGTGCCCTTTTTCTCGCTGACATCAAACCATCCCAACTTCGGTTTGACCACCAATGCCGTATAAGTTCCGGCCTCATCTATGTATTTCATACTGTGTTACTTGAGCTTTTCGATTCCCGCTTTTAGTTTGTCGTCGGACAAAGCGAGCGGATTCACTTTTTCCCACGTTGCCCGTTCTTCGGGCGAGAGCTTGGTTGTTTTTGCGAGCAGGGACTGGAATGTCCGGCGCAGTTTTGACGAGGCAAGGTCTGCCTCAAACGCTGCCCAAGAAAGCTCCAAGATATCTTTGAGCATCAAGCGGTTTTTGGCGTCGAACGCGGGCGACCAATTGGTCTTGACGACGCGCCCGCCATCGAGCGTCCGGTCAACCCCATTGACCTTGCTCCGGAACAGGTCGCGAGTCGCGAACAGGCAAACGTCCGCCCACTCCTTAATCATTCCGACGAAGGTCTTGTGTCCCTTCGGCTCCCAACGGTCAAACGGTTCAGCGTCCGGAGGAGCGCACGTCCTGATTTGAGCGTGCCCAAGCAGGATGATGCACAAGCCCTTCTGACGCAGAGCAGTAAGCCCGTTGAGTAGACGATTTAGTTCCAACTCCGCAACCTTGTAGCCCTTTCCATATCCATAAGCCTCAATGTTTTGCTCATTGTCGCGAGTGCAAACAAACTTGTGGATTTGGCGTTCCAGCCAGTCAACAGTGTCGAGCACGATTGATTTGTATCCTAGCTGGTCTACCTCAAGGCTTTCGATGACTTTGAGGAGTTGAGCAAACCCAGTCGGAGTGACTCGGTCGATGCTGTCCTCCAGCCCCATCAACCCGTCCTCGGCGCAGATGAATAGCGGGTTCGGAGCACCAGCCCCGAATGTTGTCTTCCCAATACCCTCTTGCCCAAAGAGAAAGATTCTCGGAGGCAGGTCGGCGTTTTTGTTTGTGATTAAGCTCTTGATATCCATTGCTTTATGTATTGTTCGGCTAACTGATGGAAGATTGTTCCGAGCCGGAGTGCTTCGTCTTCCACGCGAAGCGACCGGACATTTTGTTCGTACCGCAAGTCATGGTAGCGGCTGCATTTCCGGAGCGCGGATATGCGCGAGTTCGTGAGGAGCGACTGCCCTTCAGGGACTTCCATTTCCAATTCATTGTGGGGCGATGCGGACAGAGCCTTGAAGTTGACACCATCAACTCCGACTTTGCCCGCGCAGAGGTCGAAATACTCGCAGGTTCCGAATGCGAGGCAAGCTGCCGGATTTCTCGGCCAAAGATTTTTTTGGCGGAAATACAGAATCTGTTTCGACGTACACCACGCATCTGCCATGTACTCAAGGATTTCGTCGTCCTGACGCGCAATCTCACGCACATACAAGTACTTACTCGGCTCCGCATTCAGCGCATCCAGCGTGCGCTGATGCAGTTCGTGGATTGTCTCTTGGCGCGTTTGTACGACATAGCCTAACTCTGAGTCGCCAGTCTGTCGGAATCGCTTGCCGTCTTTCGTCCGGACGCGCTCGCCATCCGGCCCCAGAACGATGACGACGCCATCCGCGTCAGTTATCGGGATTTGTTTGAGGTCGTACTGAGGCTTGCGGACAACGTCGTAAATGACTGAGTTGCAATCGTATCCTGAAGCGCGAGCGGAAAGCAGGTATTTGCTAACCTGAGTGTCCATCGTCAGCCTGAGCCAATAATTGCTGTCGCTCCCAAGTGAGTCGCTGGTCGTTTTGTGCTCCAGCACTTTGATTTTGCCAGTCTCTTTACACCTTAGAATACCGTCAATTTTGCCAGCCTCGACGAAGGTCTTCGACGCGGCTCCCGTCTCAGGATTGAGTAGTGGGAACTGAAACTCGCTCTCGACAGCGAGCACGTCGTGCTCCGCGAGGATTGAGTCAAAGTTCTTGGCCCAAGCGATAAACAGAGCCGTCGCTTTCGCCCCAGCCGCATCAACGACTGGGAAGTTGTATGCCAGTTCACTGGCGGAGAGAGTGCTCACAGGCCCACCTCCTGCACTAATGCGTCGAATGAATGACGCAGGTAGATTGCGGTCGCCGTTGCGATGATAAACACGGCTCCGACCACTGCCCAGCCGTAATCGTTGTGCCGCTTATTTCGCGGCTCAAGTGCCTCTGGCGTAATCAAATATTCGCCAGACCGGATTTTATATATGGAGTTGCTTGCCATGCAAAACAACTGCCACGCCTTGTTTTTCAGTTCAAATCTTTTTTTTCTGCAAAGTTGAATGGCTTGACGTAAATGCCTTTCAACAAGCTACTCGCACGCGCAATCTTTTTTGTCATCAGCGCACTTCGGGCACGATTTGTCTTTGCAGTCGCACTGCTTGCCGCGCTTCGACAAGCCTCCGATTCTGCCGTTCAACGACTTACGCTTGCTCTTTGGTACTCCGTAATCAACCAGCGTGTGCTGCGTTTCGATTTTTAAAGCGTGCCGAGCTAAGTTGTTTTTCATTTGTATTTCTCCCTGAGTTCAAGTGCTTTATTTGCGAGTTGCCAGCATTTTTCAATGTCGATTTCGGTTGGCGTTTGTCGAGTCGCACATCCGGACAGGAGCGATAGAAAAACGACATCGCGCATGGACATCCCTGAATTCGGTCGGACGTTGAATCGGTTGTCCCCACGCACTGGAAATGCCGGATGGCTCACAACACGCGGCTTGTCCATAGCTCAACTGCCTCCTCAATAGTTACTTGCGGCTTTAAAATGCGACGATTGACCGCATTGTGAAAATCAACACCCCACTGAAAAAGTGATTCAAAGTCTGGCGGGTTTTGTTGTATGTATTTGTCAAAGTGCTCTTTGCAAGGACACTCACCAAACGGCAGCGAGTTTTTCCAGTGGTCAAACCATTGGTAAGCAAGCAACGCGGGCGGGCGTCGTATCGAAAACAAGTGCAGTTCTGTCCAAAACTTTGAGCCGTGACGAGATAGATTGTGGCTTGCAACGTCTTCATGCTCAAATCTTTCCATATCGCACACACTCACGCCAAAAAGCTCAATGCACTGCGCGATAGAGCGACTGCCTTTCGGCGGGTTCGCGCTGATTTGCAACAACTTGGCTGCGACCGCTGCACAAAACACATCGGTGCCAACGGAGCGGTCGGGAATCAAAATCTCCAGTCCGCTCGCGAGCAGACGCACCTGAATCTCAGGCACGTCTGACACTTTTGCGACCAACCATCGGCTACTCTTCATCTTCCTCGTCCGCCTCCTCTTCTTTCCCAAGGCCAAGTTTTTCTCGAAGTTCCTCAACCGTCATTTTCAGATTTCGATTCGGGGCTTCGACTCCAGTCAACTTCTTTTCCTCGGCTTCGCTCAAGAGTCGGAATGGTTGCGGCTTCCCACTGTCATTTTTGCGATTCACTTCGTAAAGCGAACCCGCTGCCATTGCGAACAACGCTCCGGTTGCCCCGTGCGAGTAGTCAGCTTGCTTCGCACCACCACGCGCTGCCCCGTAAATTGCATACAACTCCTTCTCGTTGAACCACAAGGAAGCCTGTATGTCTGCAATCGTCAAATCTAAACCCTTCTTTCTCAACAACCTTTGCGCTTCGCGAACAACTTCTGTCTGGAAAATTCGCTGATTTGCGGAAATGGGTGCTGCGATTGGAGTTGTGAGGTTTTCAGACAAGTTCTTTGCCGCGTAATTCAAATTGCTTTTTACTTTAAAACCACCTTCTTTGTAGTTTTTGAAGAGTTTTGCAGCAGCGGCTATCATTGAGCCTAGGTCGCTTGTTAATGCATCATAATCTGCTTGAGTTTCGAGACTTGGCATTGCCTCAAACCGAGCCTTTAGTGTTGACAGTTGATTTGCTGCCTTTTTCAAGGCTCTTTTGTCACTGCCGGACTCCTCTGCTTCCCTCAGATTTTTTTCCGCTTCCTGAATGTCGAGCTTCAACTGTTCACGGGCAGCGGTGAACTGACCACTGTTCCAAAGCTCTTCCAGAGTGTCGCTAAACACTCTGAACTGTCGCTCCGCCAGTAGCGGGTCGTACTTAAATGACTTCCCAAGAAGTCGATTCCACGTCCTCGAGAACCAGAGGTCTGCCGTCAAAGTGTCATAGTTGCCGTGCAGATTGTTTATGAAGCTCCCAATCTTCGGGCCGAACACAAAAAAGCCAGTAGCTTTTTGACCTTTTGCAAGTCCTGCAAATTCAAGTGGCTTGCCCTTCCATTGCAACCTCAAGTCATTTTTTAACAAATCTTCCCACTCGCTGATGGTCTTGACTTCGTTGAACAGCTTCCCAAGTTGCTCTGGGCCAATACTATTCAATAAAAACTCCGCTTTATTTATATTGTCCTCAATCGCAACGGTTTTGTCGCCAAAGCTGCCGCTGAGTTTTTTTGTAGCTTCTCTCAAAGTGCTTCCGTTCATGTACATGAGCATGATGCGGACTGCCATCTTTGCGTTTTCAAACACGTTGTTGCCCTGCGATGTCGCGCCCAGAACGATATCAAATACCAACGATTTTATCGGGTCGTATTCGGCTGCATTTGGGTCAAGGAATCGGAACTTGTCCATCTCCCCAAGCTCTTCGATTTCAGGATAGGCGTAAATCTGCCTCATCCGCCGAATCACTTCGTTGTACCACCCAACAGCTTTAATCGCAGCACCTTGTCCAAGCGTTGCACGCTCGACTTGACCATCCACTTCATCTGCAATGGCTTGCGAAAGAATCTTTTTTGCCCTTTCAGAAAAGTCATCCTCTGCAATGACACCCGCTTGTTGCGTGCGTCCTTGCAGCTTCTGAATCATTTCGTTGACGGTCAGCTTGTATTTCGGGTTGCCGTTTTCGTCTAAGGCAATCTCCTTCCCATCTTTGGTGATTTCGGGAGCAACCCCAAGCTGTTCGGGGTTTTTAAATAGCTTCCTTACAGATATTTGGTTCCCATTTTTTGGATACAATTCATCGCGAATTGCAGCTACTGTTTGGTCAGAGAGTCCAAATCGTTTTTGCCAGTCCCCGTATTGGAATTCGTATCCTGCTGCTGTAACGATTTTTGCATAGGGCTTGAAAACCGAATCGATAATTCTCGCAAAAAGGGACTGTCCTCCGACAGGCGCGGATAAACTTTTCTCGACGGTTTTTTCTCCGGATTGTGCGAATTCTGTTTGGGTGTCATAAAGTTCTGATTCTACTGGACTTTCTTCAATTACTGCGTCTGGGCCAATTAATTTTCTTAGTTCCTCAAGTTTAGCCTCAAATCCCTCTTGGTTTTCCCCCCAATACATGAGCCTGAAACCATTCCCTGTCGATAATAGCGTCCAGTCAACGTATTCGACGCTTCCGTCTGGCGATTCAATTTTTAAGCCCTCGGCCTTTTGCATTATTTTATTCGCCTTCGCCTTGGTCATCGGCGTTTTGGAATAAACATAATACTGAGTACTTTCATTGTCCGTTTTCTCTTCGTTGCCAAGTCTTGGTCTGTAAAGGATTGCAGCATCTTGAGCCATTCCGAATCCCATTGCAGAGACAAATAATTTGAGTTTAGCGTCTAGTTCCGGAGTGCGTACAACATCTTTCGGCAAGACTAGCTCTACATTTCGCTCGCGACCACCAAGCCATGTTCCGTGCCCGTTATTAACAATTTGCAGCCTTCCGCCAATATCTTCTCCAAAGAAATCAATCAGCAAGTTCCTAAAGCTGCCAGAGTTAAAGATTTTTCTCTGAACGCCATCCGCGATGGCATCTTGGTCAACGAGTCCACTTTTTGAAGGCAGAGTAAACGGTGGAGCGATTGTGATTCGTTGGAAGTCGGACTCAAACTTTGACTCAGCCTTTTCAACCAATTTTTTGCCAACAACATTTTTTGTTGAGCTAAATATCGGCATTTCAGCCGTTTGAACAAAGCCCTGAAGGTCTTGATATTCATTTTCCAACGTAGCGAGCTTATCCGCATCTTTCTCATTCGCAATATTTTGCAAGAGAGTAGTAGAGCGTTCGCTTATGGCTTTTTGTAGGTTTTGATTCGCGGTATCGAATTCCTTTTGAAGCGAATCAACCTCGCCGGATAGCTTTTCAATCGTTGTGGAATCGCTTGATGTGTTCGCTTTTTGCAGTTTATTTTGCGCTGTAACCAGTTCCTTACGAGCCTTTTCTGCTTCTTTTCCTAAAGTGATTGCTTGTTGGTTAAAAGCAAACGCCTCGTTGTTTTTATACAGGTTCGACAATCGCGAGAGGCTGAACCCATACTCGCCAGCTTTTGTTCCAAGAATAATCTTGTATTGCTTTGTTTCCGAGTCGCTTACGTCGGTTGTTACGCTTGGAAGGAACTGAATCCCTGCTTGCTCAGGATTAAACCGCTGCGACAAGGGGATGACGTTGCCGTCAGCATCGCGAGTTACGGGCTCGGCGGATTTAATCTGGTTGGGATTGAAGGCAATCATCGCCGTGCCTCCCTCTTCGCCTTCGTGGAGGTTTTCGTAAACTACGCCATCATAACCAGCACGCTTAATAGCTGCCTGAATATCCCCTGCAGTTGAACCTTCTTCAGAAAGATTTGAGCCTGTTTTTTCGTTTACTTCTCGAACGGTCAACGGCCCACTCCAGTAACCCCTATCTGTAAGTTCAAGCGGGTTTTGAATATTTAGATAAGCCTCAACCAACCTAACTTGATTGCGTTGCGTGTCGCTAAACCTACCGTAAGGCCCAAAAACTTGGTCAAGCGAAAGCCCGAAATGATGCCCTAAATCACCTGTTTTGAAGATAGTGAAATCTTTGTTGCGCGTCCCGTGATACGCTTTGATTGTGTACCCAGCAGCCTTCGCGGCCTCCTCTACCAATTGTCCAGCCGTTTCAGTGTCATTTGCGTCAACGGCTTTGCGGTACTCCTCGTCCCTGCGCCTTGCATCTTCGGGGAGGAACTGCACTCCAGTGCGTTCTGGAGCAACAACTCGCGCCCATCCGTACACCGGATGCTCTTTGCCTCCGCTCGTTTTGATGCGACCCACTTCCGGCCCAAAAACAACATCCCCGTTGCCAGTTGGACGCAGTCGAGGCTCGTTCGGCTTCGCTGGGTACGACTGCAACACGGCTCCATTTTCAAAAGTCAAATCGAGCGCGTAGGCGTGTTTGTCAGACCTGTCTTTAAATAACCCGCTACCTTCCAGAGAGATAAGCGTTTCAGTTTTCGGAGGATTTTCTGAAACCCATTGCCAGCCAGCACTTTGCTTGAACAGGTTGCTGCGACGCACGTTGCCGAGGTTTGCAGTGGCTGGGGGAGCGTCGTCAATCGCTGTCATTTTTGGCTTGCCACCACTGACTGAAATCCCAGTCGATGCAACAGGTCGATTTGTAAGGTCTTCTCCTGTAACGCTATCGAAGAATTTGCCTCCGGCGACGTACTCGGTGACGTTGAATTTTTGAACCCAGTTTGGACTGCCAGCGTACCTGCGAATCCGGCCAGTCGTTACGTCCAGCCTGTTGTCTGTTTCCGAGCCGAAGAATCGCTCTGGAACGACAGCAACAGACCGCTCAGGCAAAAACTGCACCGTGCCAAACTGCTCTGCGTCGCGAAGCAATCCCTCCGGCAACTCGACGCGCCATCCCTCGGCAGTGCGCTCCGCTTTCCCGCCCCACTGCCCGACGTAAGCGTCAATCGCGTCCGGAGACTGAGTGGACGACCACTCGACTGCCTTGTTGCCATCGCGGATTGCAGCGTTGACTGCCACCTTGAATTCTGGGACTCCAACAGCACGTTCAGACGGCTCCACGGGCGCGTCAGCCCGTGCGTTCTCCAGCGTTGCGACTGCACGACGCGCTTCTTCTTCCGACGCGAATTCAAAGGCATTCTGTTGGCCGTCGAACCGCAAATCGTTGCGCTTCAAAAGCAACGGCTTGTTGCTCTCATCAAGCACGATGAACTTGCCATCTTTTGTGCGTGTAATATTCACGCTCGCAGTGGTTTCGAGCGAATCCGGCTCAACCGATTTGATGACAGACGCATTGTTACTGTCCTCAATCCGGACGATTACCTGCTCCCCATTTGAATCCTGCACGCTGGCCTGAAATGCCGGAGCGTCTGAAGATTCGTAAACCTTTACAGCATAGGCATTATCCAATTCCCTCTGACGCTCAACCTGCATCGCATTCAAAAGCTCGTCGCGAGACACATACCCATTTGCGTCCATTGCGCCTTCCATCGCACTGTTGATGCCGCGCAGCTTTATCTCCTGTTCGGATATACCGCTCGCTGTCAACGCTTTGAGAATCTGCTCCGGCCTAGCCCTGCGCGGCACGCCAGCCAAAGCGTCCTGCGTTTTTTCAAAACGCCTCTCTTCAGTGTTTTCCGTCGATGGCAAAAAGTTCAGTCCGGCCTGATATCCCTTTTCGCCAAGGGCTTCGCGAATGTTAAATGACTGCTCTTTGCCTTCGAGCGTAAGTGTCTCTGGCGCAAAGGTTACATAATTGAATCCGCGAGTTGGCTGTTCTACTGGAAGCTCTTTTTTCCTTTGATATATATTTAAAAGACCTCTAGGCGGGGTGTTGTATTTTATACCTTCAATTCCAAGAGTATTAAGCAGTCGCGAAGCGTATTCATGGCTGCTCATTTGCTCTTGTTCAACAATAAGTCTCGACGCTTTTTCAATTTGAGAAAGTTTAAATAATTTTGAAGCTCGCCCGTTTGCAATATTGCTAAATTCACGCCTTACGATGTCTTTGGTGGTATATTCATTTGCGGCTAAAACAGTATAAATAAGCCTTGTGTTTTCAATTGCGTTATCTTTAAACTGCTTGGCAGATATCGGCCTTCCCATTCCGTCTATAAGCTCATCATTTTTAGCCAATAAATTAATAATTTTTTCTAGTGCGCCTTGAATTTCTGGTGTTTGCTCATACACGCCCTTATTGGCATCCATGTACAATTCCTCGTTTTTTACCTTAAACTTGTAAAAGTATCCACTTTTCTCCTTGAGGTTTTGCGTAATCTCTTCGGCATCCTCTTTGTTTAAGCCCTTTGCCAATATGGTTTCCGCTCCGCCTCTTTGTATTTTTACAATTGAATATAGCTCGGTTTTTGGGTCTTGAATTGCATTAATTTTCTGCGATTGGGTCAGCTGATACGACTCTGGAATATTCTCCATTGTTGAGGAATAAAATCCCCAGCCCCAAACTAATCCGAACGATGTCCCGCCATACTTACGAACATCAGGTTCTTCAAAATCATTGGCAGACCAGTGCTTGCCAATGATGTCAGGCAGATACTGAATCCCTGCGCTCGTCGCAACTCCATTGCTCGCGACAATCCGGTCGAGATTTTCTGGAGGCTTGCCTATAAAGCTCTCAGCCTCAAATGCTTTTCTCCCGCCAACAGACATCTCTCCGAGAACGTCCGTCTTGAAGAGCGATTTCCTGCGACGCAGAGCCATTGGGCTGACTGCGTCACTGTATAGAGTTGTTGCGCCATCCGCTGCTGCTGCCGACGCCAACTCGGCGTACAGCAACGAACCAAAGCCCTTATTTCGCTGATGCGGATATACAACCGTACTGATGACTTCGGCCCGATTCGGATTTTTCGAGTTGATGCGGTAAACGGCTCGTCCAACGTCATCTCCAAACTCGTCGCGGATTATGACTTCGTTCGATTCCCCTTCACCAAGTAGGTTTTGACGCTTCGTCTCCAACGAATATTTTGGCGCAGCGCGACGCACGCTTGCTCGTTCCTCTGCGCTGGGAAGCTCCGACTCGCCACTCGGCAAAAAGTTGACATCAGGCCCATTGCGTTCGGAAGCGAGGTCTACGTTATCTGAACGTAATTCGAGCGTCGGCGATTCCGCAATGAGTTGCCCGTTCTCGGCTGCGATGTCGTAAGCCTCGGCTCGGCCAATCACGCGGCCCGTGCTCGTCATAAACCCGTAGCGGTCGCTGTTGCGCTCCTCTGGGTCTTTTGAAGCGTCTGGGTTCGCCTCCAAGTGCGTTGCGCCCAACGAAATCGAACCATCCGGTCGGATATAAGTCGCATCCGTGATGCGCTCGTCCTCGACGCGCAAAACCTCTGGTCGCTCTCCGACGTTTTGTTGCTCCGGCAGAAAATTGATTTTCAACTTGCCGTAATCGAACGGCATCTTGGTTTGATTCGATTCGATAACGTCCGTCAATGAATCCAAACGCCGCGAGCGAATGACCGTGTTCGGGTCGCTTTGCTTCCACTCCTTCTTTTCCTCTTTCGTCAAGCCAGTCGGCTGCAACTCAGTTCTATCTGGATTTGCATCTTCCGTGTTCGCGTCAAAAGCGTTTACTAAGTCGTTGAAGATGTTCTTTTTATTCAGAGCCGTTTGCGGGTCTTCACTTAGTCCTATTTCCCCGTTTCTTCCGGCAGCTAAATTCGCGAGATACTTGTTTGTGAACTCGTCCATAAACGAGTCTTTGTCGTAGTTCCACAGGGAGAATCTCGACGGCATCTGCTTCATCATCAGGTCGAACTTCCTGTTCAGCCCGCTCACTGAAACAGTTGTGACCAAGAAGTTTCCAGCCTTCGAGAACTGGAATCCAATCGGCACGAAATCAATGATGGTGGGAGAGAAGTCAACGTATCTGCCGCTGTCGGAAAGCCTTGCGGCGTACTCAGCGAGCATCCGAGTGCCGTCATTTTTCGCCATTGCGTCATTAAGCGCAAATAGCTTGAGCTTAATGGAATATGGGACGATGAGTTCTGGAAGGTTTTCGATGTTTTTGCGCTGCGCCGGAGTGAGCCGACCACGAAACATCAGCCCGTCTTTTGACCTCGCACGCATCGCATCGGCGGATTGCGCGTCAGGAGCATTTTCTAGCGCGGCCCGAATCAACTGCGAGCGTTGCAACAAAATGTCTCGCACGTTCTTGACCTCAACTGGCTTGCCGTTTGCGTCAACAACCACGTCGGAGCGCACAATCATTCTCCCGTTATCGGGAATGCTCTTGCCGGACAACTCAACAGGCAACTCCCCGAATCCACTAACCTTTACAGGAGCGGTATTTCCATTTTCATCCACGCTCATCTGCCACTCGCTCGTTTTCGCAGAATCCGGCAACAGAACGCGCTCAACGACATTCCCGTTGCCATCGACAATGTCCGCTACCATTGTGGTGCGAACGGCTCCAGAGTCTTTGTAGTAGTGGTTAAACAGTGCCCTGTTCGCCATCACCTCAGATTTCGTCAACGTCCTTTTCGGCTTGTTTTGAACCTGAGTAAGCCATCCATCTAAATCTGCTAAAGTCTTTAAAGCGAGCTTGTTGCGTTTTAGCTGTTCAGGCAAAAACTTAACGCCAGTGCCAATGCCAGTGCCAACAACTTGCGGTGATTCTCCGCTCAGTGAGTCTAAAACCTTGTTGACAAGTTTGTTTTTCGTTTTCGTTTTAACCCAATCCAAAACGATTTCTGTTGCTCCAGCCTCACGAAGCGCAACGTCGTTTGACGACAGCCCGACCATATCAGCAATGATTTCGGACTGCATATATTCAATGGCATCTTCAATCTTTAAATTGCCATTTTTGTCGCGCAACCCCAAGCTGCGCTGCTCGTTGATTATCTGCTCATCGCTTTTTTCGCCCTTCGGGTCAAAATAACGAGCCATCATCGCCAGCAAGTCTGACGGCTTGTAAAGTCCTTCTTCGGCGTGAATTGTCCTTCCGTCAGGTGCTGTTATTTTCCTGCCAAACAGTTCAGTGCGAATCTGCTCGGTAAGATTTTGATATTCAGCAGTTTTATCGAGCGCGTGACCAATTTCATGCCCAAGTGCATCTAAAATTGATTCCCCTGCCATCGCCCCACTTGATAAGCGACGAGCAACGGCATCGGCGTTAATCACAACCGAGCCTTTAAACAAGTCAAATATGATGTTCCCTTGAGGCTTTCCAATTGCAGTGCCATCAGCAGCCTGAGTCAATCCGCTGGAGCCAAAGCTCACTCCCTGTTGCTCGGCTATGGTGTCGATGTCACTTTCTGAAAGGCTTGGGTTTAAAGCCTTCAGTTTGTTTTTTATTTGCTCCGTCGTCAGGACTTCGATTTTTGTGTTTTTCTGCGGAGTCAATGCTCCGTTTATCAAAACATCTGCGTTCGTAATTGTGTTGAGCACTTCGTGCTCATAAGCCATTCGCGTTTCTGCGTCGGCACGCTTTAGCCCTTCGAGTCGCGCAGCGAGCATCGCAAGTCTTGCCTGTGATTCCTTTAGTGCAGATTTGATTTCTTCTGTTTGCTCTGGGGCAGCTTCAAGAGTAGCGGCTCGCTCTTGTTCGGCATTTAAAAATCCCTCCGCCTGCTCAACAACTCGGTCAAATGAAACTAAATTTTCCGTAGTCTTGCGCGAATCTTCGCTCATGGCATTGAGCGTTTTTATTTGTTGGTTCCGCTCGCGATTGTACTGCTCCAGTGTTCTATCGCGAGTTGCAATGCCTTGACCAGTAAGTGCTTTAGCCCCCTTGCTGAGACCACCATGCACAAGATTGTAAGCCTCGCCCATCAGAATCGCCTCAGCAACTCCGCGCCCAAGCTGCGCTGGAGTTTCGTCTTTCGCGAGACCGAGCGCAGTCGCGAGCGTTGCGGCATGAACCCCACGTTTGGCGAACTCGGCTCCGCGCTGAACCGTCCAATCCGCCAGCTTCGGATTGATGCCAGCCATCATAAGTTTTGTCTGGGCAGACATTTCCGGAAGGTTCGACATTGCCTGAAAAGTCCCACGAATCCCTCCACCAGCTAAAGCTCTGGCTTTCGACGCATCCGAAATAACTCTGGGCGCGGCAAGTAGTGCGATTGAAGCTGCCAGTTTTGGAGCCACGCCTTCGTCTGTCGCAGCCCATGCGGCTAGACCTCCAACGGTTCCTGCGCCAAGAGCTTTGCCGATATAGGGCCGGACGCTCTCCGGAAGCCTTTGCAATGTTTCGTCAAAGTATTTGACTGCTGCATCTATCTTATTTGCAACCTTTTCTGACGCTTTGCCTATTGGGCCAACCTTTGATGCATCTGCCTGTTTTTGAAGGGCTTCGACCTTTAGCTTTGCTTGCTCTGCACGCGCCAACGCATTCGCTTCATCGGCAGTCAATCGACCTTGCTTGGCTTTCGCAAATGCCTTGATAGACGAGCTTACAGTGCCAAGTCCACCCATCACTGCCGAAAATTCATTCCCATACGGCACAATCCACCCAGCAGCACCAGCCATTTCTGGGTCATATGCAGCAGCCGCTTGGTCGCTGACATCCGTTGTGATTTCGCTTGCAGCTTTTTTAATTTCAGCTTCACGGTAAGCTCTCGCTTTTTGCAAATCTCCGTTGAACTGATTTGTAACGTCCGATGCAAGCAACTCGCTGGCTGAAGGTAAGTTGAGCTTAAGTGCAGACTCTGCTATTGTTTTTGCAAAATCGCTTTTTAATGCCTTCTCGATTGCAGACGGGGACTCAATGTCGCTTTTTGCAAGCGACGATTGCAGCTTCTTTCTCGCTATAAAATTATCCTTGCTTTCGGACTTGTCCTTGACACCAATCGTTTCCCCAACCAAATCAAAATAATAGTTGCCAAGTGCTAAATTTTTACCAAGTGTCGCTCCAAGTCCATATGCTGTATTGGCAATGGCTTGAGCCGGAGCGGCCAATGCTTTCAATCCAGCTTCTCTGTCAGCTTGAGCGGTTTTTGTGTCTTCGCTTCGGCTGAAAACAACTGCTCCGCTTGGCAGTTGTTGGGCTTGTACGCCTCCTGCTATGCCCATCATTCCACGCAAAAATCCTCCGCCCCACTTCCCGAATTCTTTTGCGGAATGAGCGATGACTTCGGGGATTGCTTTAACAAACTCAGGGGCAACCTTTTTTAAATCTTTCCAGCTGTTACTTCTGTCTCGCTCGAAAAGCAAGCTGTACTGCTCGTCCGACATTTCGTAAGCGGGCATCTTCTCGCTGAGTTCCTTAAGGTTCTCAGGGTCTCGCTCCTCGCTGAGGATGCGTTTCATCTCTGGCGTTAAATTTTGATAGCCAGTGCCGATGATTTGTTCGATGTAGCTTAAATTTGGCTTGCTTTCCTTTTCTTTTTGCTGCGGCTCCTTAGCTTCAATTTCTTTCGCGCCTTCACGAATCCGGTTCAGCGTGCTCTCAACCTCTTGTTCGGCTTCCGATTTTTTTTCGGGCATGAGCGCAGGGGCCGGAGCAACAGTAGCTCCAAAATCCGCGCCAGTGCCGGAATACGAAGTATCCGGCGTACCGAATGGGGCGGGTTCATCTTTTGTGGCACCTGTAATTTTGTCCGCTTCTTCTCGAATTCTTTTTAAAATGGCATCGCTTTCCTCTTGCGCTACATCTTCACCCGTATCGGAACCTGTATTCATATTTACTCTTTTTCTGCTTCAGCGACCATTCTATCTCCAGCAATAAACCCGCCTTTGGCTTTTTCAAAATCCTCAAGACCTAAAATCTCAGTTCCGCTATATTCTTCGTCATCAAGCCTTTCACTCAAGTGGTCAATTTCTGATTTATACTTCTCAAACATTTTCCCAATTTTTACTATCTTCTTGTTTCTTTCCTCTTGAGACAATAGCTTGTTGCCAGCAACTTTTTCTGCATCCATCCTTAAACTTTTTACGGCATCTTTCAGCCGAGTGAGTTCAGACCGCGCTTTGGTTTTTGTGATTAAGTTGTCTGTATACGTTTCGGGCAAGAAAAGTTCATCCTTAACGCCATTAACTATCAGTCGCTCCCTGACACGCTTTAAAATATTGTTTGCGTTGCGGGCTTGCGAGTTATGCGCCTCAAGCATATTTTCAAGCATCGTATCTCTTTGCGCTTGAGAAAGTTGCTCGCCCTTTCCAAAATTCTGTCCGTAAAGAACCTGCATTTTTTCTTTAAGCGTCTTCGCCTGAGATATTAAATGCGCTTGACCTTCAGTTATCTTTCCACCACCCATTGCCCGTGCGTAGTTGTCAATCAAATCGATATCTGAAAGACCTACGTTTGCGAGTTTTTTCTTGTCGGCTTCAGTCGCGTTGTTATAGGCAGGGATGAATCGCTGAACGGCTTCTCGAAATCCGTTGGGCTTTGTGTAGTTCCGAATGGAGTCTTGAGCGTTAACCGCTCGCCCCTCGGACAGCAAGAGCTTTGACCTTGCTGCTGCTTGGTCTGCTGTCATTTTTTCCTTCTTCGCCAGCGCAGCAGCGAGTTTTTCTTCTTGCCTTTTTAGGGCTTCCTCATTGCTCTTCCATTCAATTTCATACCCAATGACTCTTCCCCTTGAGTCTCTTGTTGCCTTTGGTGTCATCGCTGTCACTTCAGGCGTTCCGCGCTTGACTGCCTCTAAATACTGCTTCGCTACCTCGTAGTTTTTGAATCTGCTGTACGGAACCTCTCCCGCTTTTAAAGCAATGGTTGGCAATGCTTTACCGATTCTAGCTTCATCAGTAGCATTGCTTGGGAGAGGAGCGACACTTTCATTTGGCGCATCTTTTTTCTGAGTATCTGCGAATGTCGCTGATACTTGATTTAAGGGGCCACCAAGCTCAAGTTTTACATCGCCGAACGGACTTGCGTTTTGAGTTTTTGGCGTTGCGCTCTTTTGAAGCGTTAAGGCTTGATTGCCAACTGTTGCTTTTGATTCTTGAATTGGAGCCTTTATTAAGGCTTGCCCTAGGCTAGGGGGGCCAGCAAGTGCTGGCTTGTCCTTTTCAGGCTCATACTGTGGTTCGCCAACATCCTCCGGCCAACCAAGCTCCACGTCAGCTAGATACGACGGTTCTTGGCTGGCATTTGGTGAAATCGAGCTAATAGGTGCGTTGCTGCTTAAAATCTCAGCATTTGTGCTTTGCTTTTTTTGTTCGGGAGACGCGCTTTCGGCCTTAACTGGAACATCGCCTAACTCGAATGCAGTGTCTCTTAAGCTGAGTGGTGGAAGCTCCTTATCGACACCCAAAGCCCTCATCGCTTCAGTATCGTTCGCCTCGCCAAACTCCCTGCCCCCGCCAACGTCCTCAATGCCATCGGAAGCGGCCCGAATGCGCTCCATCATGCGGTTGTGGCGTTCCGACTCATCCTGCTTCTTCTCCGCGAGTTTTAGCTGCGCGTCGCGATACTCTTGCTGCTTGCGCTCCTGCTCGTCCTTTTGTTGTTGCCTCAAAGCCTTTGCGAGGTCGCCAAGGTCATTGTCGGGCTGCTTGTTGCTCGACTCGTAAGCCTTGGTCGGCGTGAAAACTAAACTGCTCTGCCCAAAATTGAATTGTGGGCGAGCGGATAGAACTGGAGTTGTGACTATCGCAATTTGAGGAGCAGCAACGCCTTGCAACATATTAAGAGCCTCCGAATTGTACGTTTTTGGTGGATGGCATTGTGAAGGCGTTCAGAGTCGGCGCGGGCTTCGCCTCTTCTTTTTTTGCCATAATAGCCGGAGCCGATGCCGCGCCAGCACCTCCGCCAAGTGCAGCGATTTTTGCCTGTTGCGGGGTTTCAGCGGGCGGAGCAACATTTGGAGTCGGTGTATTAACAGACGCGGCCTCCTCGTTTTCGCGTTGAATAGCCTGAGCCGGAGATGCAGCCTTTGACATCTCGCTGGCAACTCGCTGCGCTTCTGCATCGGCCTGTGCTTTCTTCTGCTCGCGACGAGCTAATGCATCTTTCTGATACGCATAGCTTTGGATTTGGTCGGTCTGCTTCTTCATCGCAGCCGCTTCTTCTGTAAACTTCTTTGTTGCAGCAGCTAATGCAGCTTTTGCTTTTGCTGCTTGCTTTTTGCCTTTATTTCTTCCAAGTGCGTCACCTACCCAACTCATATTATGCTCCTCCGAATTTTAAATTGTTTACTTCTGGCGCGTTAAATGAATTCAACTGTGGTGCCATTGCCATTGCTGGCCTTGCAGTGTTGACCGGACTCATGGCCGCTGCTCCCGCCCCAGTGCCGAGCGCAGCCATCTTCGCTTGCTGGGCTGAACCGTAAGCTCCTTGAGGCATTGGATTTGCAGCAGACCGAACTTGAGCCGATTGCGATTGAGGTGCTTGCGCTGGCTGCGTTGGAGCCGGAGGCTGCATTGGCTGCGGTGGTTGAATCATTTGCAGCGGAGCAGTCATTTGCTGTTCTGCTTCCGCCCGTTTATTTTGAGCACGCCTCAAAGCAGCGTCATACGATGCCTGTTGTTGGCTGGCACGAAAACCTCGTTGCGCTTCTTCCGAAGCAGCTTTTGCAGCAGCTTTTGCCGCAGACATATCTGGTCTTGAGCCTCCCATTACGCAGTGAGTTGGTTGAGGAGTTTACGTTCTTTTTGAGGCTCGTTTTGCCTCGCAATCAAATCAGCAACCGCTGGAAGAGCAAATGGTTGTGCGACCTTTAATGCCTCTTCCATCTTGGCTGGGTCGTAGCCTGAGCCAGCGATTGCAGAACCCATGCCCGCCATGCTTTTGTTCATCGTTTCTTTCGCAGCAGCGTCTTTTGCCTCCTGCGCTGCCGCTTGACGACCAAGGGCTTGTTGGGCGGCGTAATTTGCTTGCGTTTGAGCCTGTTGAGCAGCGTTATCCTGCGCGTCCACCATTGCCTTCTTTTGCGCTGCGTCCGCCTTTGCAGCGGCTTCACGCTGCAACTGCGCCTGTTGCTCGTACATCTTGGTAATCGGCGTGTAATCCGGTGCTGGCATTTGGAACGATGATGAACCCATATGTTGTTGTTGTTAAGATTTTTGGCTCCAAGGAAACCACGGTTTTTCACCGCTGAATTTTTGTTTTAACGAAGAAAAATCATCCGCGAGTCCACCGTATCTTCCGCCTCCTCCGCCTTCTCCGCCGCCTCCTCCGCGAGTTGCGCCCATCGCATTCATAAGCTCTGCTCCGCCAGTGCCACTGCCTCCAGCAGCAGCCCCAACAAGCCCTCCGACGACGGAACCAAGCATCGGCATCCCCACCATTGAGCCAAGCGCAGTCCCGCCGATTTGAGCCACTGTTCCTATCATTTTGCTGCGTGCGGCAGCTTTTTGCTCTGCCGCTTTCGCCATACCTTGCGCGTAGTTGTCCCAGCTTTGCTTGTAAGAATCTGATGCGCGTGACATTGTGTCTCCCATTTTGTTCAGCCAGTCACTGGTCGCTTGATTGGCCTGTCCGACTCTGCCAAACATTGCATCGCGAAAGCTATTCCGCTGCGTCATGGCATTTTGCAATGCCGATTGGTTTGCGCTTAAAAGTGACCCTGCGTCGAGACCAACATTTTGAAGGGGATTTGAAGCGAGAAACTGCGCGGCTTCTGCTTTACGCTCTTTGCGAATACGGTCACCTTCCTCAGTCGCTGCATCGAACAGTGCGCTGCGGGCGACAGTGCTATCTCCCAGACCTGTTTTAACGCCGAGCGTGATGCCAGCATCTTTCGCCCACGACTGCATTCTCTTTTTCCATGCGTCCTCAGACAAGTCCTCCTCAATCATTTTCGGAAGCCGCTCCCGAATCGCTGCCGCAGCCGGATTTGCTTCTTGCTCGTTTTTCTTGGATTTAAATGCATTGATTGCAGCAATTTGCGCTGCCTGTGTTTGCAAGCCATCCGGCCCCCAAACATCCGGTGTAAAATTCTCCAGAGGGGCGTTTGCAGCATACCCAAGCTGCTTCATCTCTTGAGCCAAACGGGAACGACCCTGCTCTCCTTCAAGCTGAACTTTTAAAGCATCAACTGAGAAATCCGGTTTTGCTGGAATCGTTGCTGGTGAGCCACCCATATTAAATCGGCAAGTAAAGTTCTCGTTTTAATCTCTGCAAACCAATTGTTTGCATTACCTCTTCGCTGAAGTTTCCTTTGCCATCATCGTTGTCGAGCGGCACGGCAAGGCATCCCATTTTGCCAGACAACTCGCAGTGAGCTTTCCAGTGCGCCATCACGTCAATGATGTCTCGCGGCTTCGTAAACTCCGGATGCCAAGCTGGATAGCACGTCGGCATGAAGACGTGGTCGCTGTATCCAAACAGTCGCTGCCCGCGATAATGAGCAAACGTCGAGATGTTCGGATGCGGATGTATTTTGTGACCAAAAGACTCCGCAAATGCTTGCAACTCAGCAAATTGCTGAGTCCCTGCCGGAGTCAAGCGGTATGTGATGTTTTCTCGCATTAGGAGAAGGTTATAACCACGCCATTTTTGTCTGTCGATGCAGCTTCGAGTGCAGCATCATTTATTTCTGCGAATCGGTTCTCGGATGTCCCGCAAACAACACAAGGCAAGCATTCTGTGTTGTTTTGATTACCAAAAGGAATCGACGAATACAGTTGAATCGAGCCATCGTTTCCAAACGGTGATATAAACAAGTTTGGGTATGACTCGATTTTTTTTGTTGCGTCGTCGATTGATGGCATATTACGGGCAAGGACGTGAGAGACGTTGTTGTTTCGCGGCAACCGTCGCTTCGCGTATCGCTTTGTCGCTGGCAATCTGGTCTGCATCAGCTTGCGAAACAATAGAAGTCGCAGAGGCTGTTGCTGTTACAGTTATTTTTGGCCCGCCATTCGGGCAAACATCCGTGTAGGTTCTGGTTTGCGAAGAAAGCCACTGTCGCGCAATCGGAGCTTGAGTTGCGGTTGGAATGTCGATGAGCGCACTCTGCCCATTCTCGCCGACAACGCAGTACTTGGTTTCAATGATTTTTGTGCCTCCGACCGAGCGTTCGGCCCACGGGTCTTGGAACATTCGCACACCTTCAACTCCGAGCGCACCACACCATTCAATCAGGTAGGAAAACGCCTTGTCCACGTTTTGCGTATCCTTTGATTCACAAGAAGTTATGCGTGCGTCGCCTTCGATGTTTCGCGTTATCAATCGACGGCTCTGCGTTTGCAAAAGCCCGAAGTCTTTGACTTTGGCGTAGTCCGGTGAGTTTTTGTACTCGGCGACATTTGTTGCAGCCAAGATGCGCTGGGTCAGGATTTCGTTGTATGCCCCCTTTGTGCCTCTGTATGAGATTTTTACGTCAACAGTTCCGGAAATCTGAGAGCAATCTACCTCTCCGTAAACGAGTTGCTTCAAATCCATCCCGTCGCCCATGAGTGCGGTTTCGACCTGACAGTAAATCCGCTGTTGACGCTCTGCGACTGTTCCGCTTGGCCGAATTTCCAAAAACGTATCGTACCGCTCCGGACGGAAAGCCTCCCAAACGTGATTGAACGACTGGTCTCCCGTGGGAGCGTAATCGACCGACAGCGCAAACAACTTTGGCTCGTTGCCGATGTAAGCGTTGAGCCACTCAATCGGACGAATCCCCGTCCAAACGCCAGCCCACGCGGGCGAGCGGCTCTGGTTCCATTCAGACGCTGCCGCGTAGTCCAAAACCATCGTCGCAGAGTTCAGCGGCTCGGCATAGGGAATCGAGGTTAGCAGGTAGTTTTCAAAGGCAGCGCAACAAATGCCCGACAAGTCTGGAGCCATCAATCGCTTGGCTTTCGCCATTTCGATGTCTTTGTAAAGTACTTGCGATGAGAGGTATGAAGCGGCAGCAACATCGACAGAAACAAGTCCGCCTTGCGAGAACCACCACATCATTCCGGCTTGAAATGCAATTGACTTTCCAGCGACGCATCCAATGTTCGGATACAGAGTCGTTTGGAAGTTTGCCGTTTGAGGCCAAAGCGTTCTGTCGAGAATTCCGGATGCGAGCGAATAGGTCGCTCGGTCGGTGAACACATAGAGTCGAGACTCGGTGTTTTGGCCGATGTAATCAACCATTGCAGTGACCGGACGCGGGACGGAGAAATCCCCGCGACCCGTGCCAGACTTACGCTCCTCCCACGAAAGCGGGTCGCCTAAATCGCTTGCTGAGATGATGTTGCCGCTTGCAAGCCAGAGGCGACTTCCCGAATAAGCCATCCAGTACCCAACGGGCATTTTGGTTGCGACGTTGCCTGTTTTATTCGAGCCGTCCCAGTAGCACGGCTGCGAAACGCCATCCTGCACAATAACCAGCCGATGCGATGGGGTAACGGTTACGTCCCCGCTCGAAACGATTGCGGATTGCGTCGCGATGACAAAGTTGACTTTTTTTACGTCGGCGTTGAGCCGAATATTAGTCAACCTGTACTCCGCCCAATCGGCTGGTTGCGTCAAAGGGAATGGCGCGTAGTAAACTATGCCATCAACAGCAAACACAAGATACGGTATTTCATACTCTTGTGAAGATTCGCCGCTGGGCGTGAAAATGCTTTGAGGCTTGAAAATCAGTTGCCCTTCAGCCGTTTCAATCGTTGTCGCAGCCTCGTTCTGCTTGTTCGCAGAAAAAACAATTCCGCCTTGAAAATTCCCTTTGGGCAACGAGAGCTTCATCCGGAATCCATTGCGCGTCTGACCTATGCCACCACGAATGGTGCAGTTCTGCGCCCACTTGATTTGGTCTTCCGGTAAGGCCCACGGGTTGCGAACGGAGTTGACTCCATGAATCCAGCCCGCGCTGGCTTTCTGAACGCGCCCCGAAGTGATTTGCGGACTCTTCATTAGAACATGACAGGGTCAGTCCCGTCGCCAAACGTAATGTTGTTAATTTGAGGCGTTTGCATTGCGTGACCATCGAGGCTTTCGCTTTGCGCTCGAAGATACGTCGTCGCCAACTGCCAGTAGCGTTGCGCTTGGTCGAGAAAGTCCTTATCCTCAAGGTCTACCGCATGAACAGCGGCAATGACTGCGCGAGCATTTTCGACCGGAATGTAATCAAGCGGAGACTCGAACCTTGGTGCTTTCGGCTGGTAAAGGATTCGCGCCCAAGCGCACTTTTTGCCAAGCCGGATGCGTCGATACTTCGGGTTGGTTTCGGTCGGATGATATTGACCGATGAGCGTTAGGTCATTCGACCTGCCGAAGTCTGCCGCGTACAACGAAATGAATCCGGACGTTTTCGGCTTTTCGATGTGCTCGATATTTTTGACAAGAATTGGTTTTTCTTGACTCGAAACAAAAAAGTCAAGGTCTGGACTTGTTCCTGTTGAAAACCATTTTAAGAACCCGCCAAAATCGGCTCTAGCAGCCGCGCCAACGCCTCCTCCGCCAGAGAACACGATGGTCGGCTCTTGTACATATCCAGAGCCGGAATTCGTCAACGTCAGTGAAGTCACAGAGCCGTTTAAAAAAGCCACTGCTGTGGCTCCAGACCCAGATTGACCCGACGCTGGCGTAATGGTAACCGTCAGCGGGAGCGTGTATCCGGAACCTCCGGAGGTGATGGTAATACCCGTGACTGCACCAGCGTAAACTTCTGCTGTTGCAGTTGCACCTGTGCCGCTTCCGCCAGTAATTGTTACTATCGGTGGAATTATTCCGCTATAATTTTGCCCACCATTGGTAATGTCGATTCTGTTTATTGGGCCGCTCACGGTCGCTAGTGCTGTCGCCCCTGAACCCATTTCGCTGACAATGTTGACTGATGGGTTTGACGTGTAACCTGTGCCTCCGTAAATAATTGCAAGCGAAGATATCGATGAACGCTTCAGTTTAAATTGGTTTTTGCCAGCCCGTGAAAGCCTGTAATTCGATTCTGGGGATGGAGTATATGGAAGCTCATACGTTGAATCCAGTGGTGTGAGTGCCACTCCGCTTCCATCCGAGAAGAGATAGTCCTCGCACTCAATTAGTTCAGTTGGAGCGATGGAAAAGGTTTCAGCAATAACCATTTCCATCACTCCAAGTTGAAAGCCAGTTATTTGAACAGGAGAGCCTTGAGTTGTGTATACATCAACGTCGTTTTCGTTGATTTTGATTTTATAATTCAGCGTTGGAGAAATGCCCGCCGGAAGTTGTGAGCCGGAGCCAGCCCTAAATTTAACTATCTGGTCTTGAGCGAGATAGTTTATCGATTCTGGAGTCAATCTGTTTCCGCCAAAAACAACAGCTTGAGCCGTCCCCTTCACTGCAAAATAAAGCGGGCCGTACCCTAAGTCTTGAGGTCGAATCAACCCGTATGCAAAATCCGACGTGATTTGCCAACTGTTGTAAGTGGTTGTATCGCCGGACACTTTTGTAACATTGACAACAAGCGTTCTTGTCCCTCCCGACTCTGTGTAGCTAACTACAGAGCCACTCATAAACGTCGTAGACCCAACTGGCTTTCCTACTGAAAGCACAGAAACTCCTTGACCAACTTTAAATTTAATCGGTGAGGTTTGGGCGTTGAGCAAAAACTGCAAGCTGCTAACCGATGGCGCAACTGAGGAATTTGACGTGTTTACGGTTGTTGGCGGATTGTTTGCGTCTGCAAGTGACGAATAGACAGCTATCTTGCTATCAGAGAGCTTTCTTGTGAAAAATTGAGTTGACGAGTTTATTTGCCCTGCATCCGGCGAAGTGTTTGCGTCAGTTACAAGCGTTTTTGGGAACGAGTAGTCAGTGTCAAAATACGTTGTCATCCCTTGACGAACCCAAGAAAAGTCTCCTATCCAGTTATTTGTGAATCCAATGCCAAATGTTCTCGATATGACTACGTTAAATTCGCCTGTTGCAGAAGAAGTTATATTGACATCGCTGAAGTCAATATTTTTTACCGTAAAGGTTCCGCTGGAATCAAATGGGGTTTCAGCGCGATATGTGACTCCTTGAATGAGTGGACTTGGAAGCGTTCCGGTTGAAGAGAACTGAACGAACATTCCAGTTGATGGACTGACTGCAACGGCTGGAATGGTAGTGTACCCAGTCCCCTGAGTTATGACATCGACGGCAGTTATTTTCCCAGTCGCAGAATCCACAACTGCGCTTGCGCTCGCTCCGCTTCCGGTCGTTCCGGCAACAAGCAATGCTGGTGCGTTTGTATAGCCGGAGCCAGCATTTGTTATTTCATATTCTGAAATAAAGTTTGTTGTTATTGAGCATTTTGCGTAGGCAAACGAACTTGGGAATATAGTATCGTAAGTTAACGCTGGCGAAGCGGTTAATACAAGCGATGTTATTGGGGCATTCTGAGCGTTAAGTATAAAAATCTTATTATCAGTCGCGCTTGCATAGTATCCAGTTGAGGCGGAAAATGCAGTTATTCCTGCCGATATTAAAGTGGCTAGGACGTTTGTTGAGTCGCTTGCTTTGAAATATAGATTTACATTTCCTAAAAGGTCGGTTGTATTGCCGCTTGCGAGAAGCGATGATATTATTCCAAGCGATATTGTTATTTCAATATTAGTTCCAGCCGTTGGTGCTGGAGTTATTGTAAAATTTGGTGAATTGATAGCGGATATAGTTGCATTTGCAGCTATGCCAGTTCCAGAAACGCCCATCCCAACTTTTAATTTTGAGACGTTAAATCCTTCTGGAGTGGTATTTATACCACTTACGACGCCACCTGAGCCAATGTTGCCTGTAACTTTAATTGAATCAACAGATGGTGGGGCTTGTATTGTTATTGGCATCTCCGCTACGCACCCAACATTTGCAGCTTTCGGGGCAGTCGTGGCATTGCTGTAAACAACATCAAATGTTTGAATTACTTTTCCAGATACATTGCTTACCGATACACCAGAGTAAGGCCCAAATGATACAGTTTGTGCTGTAAAGCCTGATGTTACAGTGTTGTTGTTTATTGCATTTACAACCTTCTGAGCCAGCGAGCTAGTTGTTTCAGAGCTTACATAAGAAATCGACGATGCAATTAGCTCTACATTTGCACTGCTTTCGCGCAAAACAGCCCTAAAGTTTAAAATGTTCCCGCCAGCAGTTGGCGAGGCAGCAAAGATATATCTTGGGGAGGCTGATTGCTCAATTTCAATTCTTGGCGTGTATCGATAGCCAGAGCCTCCTGACGTTAAAGTGATTGCATTGACGGGTCTGGACTCAAGAACAGTGTTTACTGAGGCAATCGCAGCGGCTCCCGTCCCATAACCATACAGGTCGATTCGGGTCACAGACTGGCCTTGCACAACTGCCCTTGCACGCGCATGGAACGTGGCATTCCCAATGAATTTAACTGTTGGCAACGATGTCGCTGAGTATTTCGTCCCACCATTTGTAACCTTTACAAATCCAACATATTGCAGACCAGTGGCTGGGTCTGTCTTCATTACGGCCTCAGCGGTCGCTTGAGTTCCAGTAGGGTCGTTTGGCGATTCGATTTGAACGATTGGTGCTCCCGTGTACCCGATACCTCCAATGTCGTCAAACTTCACGGCAGGGACGTTTGTATAACCACCTCCACCTGAAACAATTGA